CGTAGTGTTTATAATAGAGAGAAAGGATTTGCATAAAGTGTTGGAGCATGGCAAGAAGTTTTACAGAGATTTTGGATTTAGAATGGTATTTGAAAAACCAGTGTACGAAATCGAACATCTCACCTTTTGTCAGAGCCAACCAGTTTGGACACCAGATGGATATATCATGGTCAGGAATCCCTATCACGCCACAGCAAAAGATGCCTTTTCAAGAAAAGATTTGTCCTCAAAGACAAATTACCTTCGTTGGATTTCTAGCGTTGGTATGTGCGGACTGTCTACGAATGGTGGAATACCCATTATGCAGGAGTACTATCAACAGTATGTCAGAAACGGCAAGGGAGCACCAATATTTGAAAATGATGATCTTTTTCAGGAGTTCCGGACCTATAAGGTCCAAGGAATGAAGAGGCGATACGAGGACATACATCCTCGTACCCGCTATTCGTTTCACATCGCTTTCAACATCGCTCCGGATGAACAAGTAATCATTGAAGACTACTATGCAGCACTAGAGTTGGACCACAATGTTACTGAAGCAGATGTGATGCCTACCCCAGATCTCCCTTGGTAGGTACCCAGTCCGAAAAGACGTAAAACTAGGTTTGGCGGAGTTCGGAATAAACCGTGGGTTTCGACAGCAACCTGTAAAAAGTCGCAAGCACCCGCGCGAAATATAGCGGGGTGGCCCCTGCAGGGTCACGTTTTCTGGTTTTCACAACCAGCTCTAGGGGGAAGAGTATTCCCTCATTGGGTCCCAAGCTTTAAACTGCCCAAAACGGTGGTTCGCCTTAATATTTCCGTACTAAACAGAATGTCGAGAGACTACACGGAGCAGCCTTTCCAAGGAGCTTGGGATGTATAGTCCCTGCTTGTCATCAGGTATCCAATACTATGACAAACAAAAATAAATCAAAACAGTCCGACCACGACAAGAAACTGGCAAAAGCTTACAAGAAACGACAAGCTGGAGGAACCATGGGTCCTTACCAGACGGCCGGGGCAGCCCTCGGAGCAGTCGGAGGATTCGTGCTCGGTGGACCTCCAGGTGCCGTCATCGGAAGTGCCCTCGGTAGTGCAGGAGGCAATCTTGCAGGATATTACACGGGAACTGGTAACTACAAAGTATCTCAGAATGCAGTACTTAATGCAAATTTCCAAAACCGTGATAGCACTGTCATCACCCATCGAGAGTACGTCACTGACATCAAAGCTGGTTCTGGTACTCCGACAAACTTTGATATTGTTAAGTTTCCTCTCAACCCCGGCTCTGCTGAGACTTTTCCTTGGCTGTCTGGGATTGCGTCCAACTACGAAGAGTATGAGATTCTTGGGATGGTTTTCACCTTCGTTTCTACATCCGGTAACAGCATTGGTTCTACCAATACTGCGCTCGGTACGGTTATTTTGGCCACAGAATATGATCCAACAAAGCCTGATTTCGTTAATAAGCAAGCTATGGAGAACTATATGTTTGCTACTTCGAACAAGCCATCGGAGCATCAGATCCATGCTATTGAGTGCAAGAAGAATCTTACCCCTGTTAAGATGTTGTATGTTCGTACTGGAGCTAACACTGGTACTGATCTCCGCTGGACCGACTTCGGCAATTTTTATATTGCTACTGTTGGTAATCCGCTGGCTGGCGCTAATCTTGGAGAGCTATGGGTCACCTATAAGGTGAGGCTCAGCAAACCGAGATTGCCAGTAACTGTGGGCGCGGGTGGACAAATTTCAAGCGGCATGGTTACTCTGACCGCATGTACCACAGCCAATCCCGCAGGGACTTCCACGCTATTCTCTTCTGGAAACAATTCCCTTCAAAGAATTAGCAACACGCAGTTGTCTTTTCGAGCGCTCCCCAATATGGACTATGTTATTACTGTTTATGCTTATGGGGCTGCTTGTGGGTTCACCCCCCTAGCCTACACTGGGGCGAGCCAAGTGCCTTTCTACAAAGCCAAGACTGCCGCTTTTGGAGTTGCTACTGCTGCTGTAGACACTATCTACTCCCAAAGGGTCACATGTACTAACACTGACACCGATGGAGTCGTCTTGATTACCATGACGACTATATCTGTAGGAGTCTCTATAGATGTCTTTGTCTCTCAAGTGGATGAAACCTTGTAAAGTAAGCTTTGACCGAAGTCGTTAAACTACACAGGCCCCCGTGTTTCGGGTCCACGAGCAGTTAGGCGAGGGTTTGGCATCCCATCGTAGACCTGTCCGAAGAGGGACGCATTCCGTTGCCAGCGGCTGCGAAAGCACGTAGTTACCTCAAAATACTTATAAAATTCTCGAGAGAGGACAGGCACCCTGGAGCCTGTATAATCAAGCAGGAAAAATAGCCGTGCCGGCAATAAAGAGCATCTGTTGCCACAGTGAGACAGGCAAGGTTGGCAGGGGATTCCAGAACCCTCCATCTGGGGAACCAGCTTCGCTGCGCTA